AAAAAAGAGTTGACGAAAACAAAGTTATATTTGACAAAGAATCCGAGGAAAAAGTTGCGGCTGCCAAAGATTTAGCAGACAAAGAAGTTGAAATTGAACGCGCTAAACTTCAACAAAAAAGAGAAATACAAGAGCAAGGACTAAATTTAGCCGGTCAAGCCGTTGCATTTTTAGCGCAAGTATTCGGCAAAAGTAAAAAAGTACAAAAAGCTGCAATGATTGCAGAGGGCGCGGTTGCTGTTGGAAAACAAGTAGCGGCAACAAACACATCCATAGTTGGCGCGTTAGCTACACCACAAGCAATTGCAACTGGCGGAGTAAGTGCTATTCCTGTAATTGCTTTAAATGCAGCACAGGGCGCAATTGGAGTAGCAAGCACAATTGCATCTACAAAAACGGCTTTAAAATCATTAGGCGGGGGTTCACTTGAAGGCGGTGGCGGCACAAGTGGCGGAGCAAGAGGGGCAGGTGCAGCGGGCGCAACCCCACAAGTAGCATTCCAAGCGAGTAGCGAAAATCAAATCGGTAACACCGTTGCAAACAACTTAAATACACAACCACCAATTCAAGCGTTTGTAGTGAGTAAAGAAGTAAGTGATGCGCAACAATTGGACAACAATAAAATAAACTCAAATTCTCTATAAATGGCAAAAGAAAATAGAATAGTAGCTTACCCAAGAATGTGGTACGTTTTGAAATTGCGTTTAGAAGCCAAAAAAAGAGAGTGTTCGATTAGCGAAATTATTTGTGAAGCATTATTCCAGTATTTTAGTAAGAAGTAGTATATTTGTTTAAACAAAATAATTATGGAACTAGAATTTAGAATATTGCAAAAAGCAAAAGAAGTATTTATAATTCAGAAAAAAATATATCGTGTTCACTTTGAGGGTTTTTGGTTTTGGAAAAAAAAATACGAAACGCAACATTGGTGCAGGGTAGATATTTTTGGCAACAAATCAACTTTAGAAATGTATTTAGATAATTCAACATGTCTTGTTGATTACGAAACGTTAGATGAAGCCCAAGAATGGATTACAGACTATTATAAATACCCAATAATTCACGAAGTTAAATAACCATTTAAAAAGAAAGGAGATTAAAACCGTTACTTAATTTTAGCGGTTTTTTTGTGTGTTATTAATAAAAAACAGTATATTTGTATTTTAATATAAAAAATATAAATATGATAAATTTACACTATGCAAGTATTGACCAATGGATGAGTGAAACAGACATTGAAACATTAAAATTTAAAACAAGTAAAGCGTTGCAAAGATGGCTTACCTTAAACATAGCTTCTCAAAGACCTTACGGAATAGTTTATTTGTTAACAACAAATAGCGATGAAAACGAAAGTAATACGGATATTTTTATTTTTGAAAAATCTTATAAAGTAGTTTCGTTATTTAAGAACATAGAAGCTCACTTAAATTCACTTCATCAAAAAGACGTATTTTTGCAAGAGTATAAGACTTATGAAGATGCTTATGCGGTTGCTTTAGATATGAGGGAAGGTAACGCATTATGTTATAATGATGAAAATAAAAATTAATTATGGAAAATAGTAAAGTAAAAGCTTTGTCTTTGAGCTCAATTAGGGCAAACCGAGAAAAAGAAAAGCAAAAAGAATGTAAACATGATTACATTAAAGGCGAGTGGATGGGTTATGATAGCTCAAGTACGGACGACGATTTATATTTATTTACTTGTAAAAAATGCAAACACGAAATGGTTTTTTATGAGGATAGTTATTTTGATAATATTATTACAGAAATCAATAAAGAAAATATTTTTAGATTAGAGTTTAGCGAATCAAGGCAAGTTTTTCATTTAGATAATTATACGCATCAAGAAAATACACACGGTTGGTTTACAATCTGCGATGTTACCGACAAAGATTTTAAAATAATAAAATCATATTTAGAAATATTTAAAGGAGAAAAAACAAAAGAGCAAATGCACTTATTTATAAATAAATTAATGGAATTGATAAAACAAAAATAAACAAACCCCGCACAACCAACCAATTGAACCCACTCATAACGAGTGGGTTTTTTTGTGTGCCACAATTTCATTTTACATAATAATATTAACAACCTTTGCTTTATGAAAGTTTACAAAGCAAAATTAAAAGCAGGTACTGATGTCAACTGTTTCTCAATAGTATTGGGAGCAGCAGTTGAAACTAAACTTTCAAAGTTTGCAGACGAAACCGAAAGACCCGTATTTTTTGCAAACCAAGAAAAGCGAATTATTTACTCGGTGGCAATGCGACCAAATAAGCAAATTTTTCGCAAAGATATAAACGGCGAACCAGCTTATATAACTTTTGATGCAGAGGAAGTTGAAAAGATGCAGCAATCTTATTTCAAAAGCAACAATCAAGGGCTTGCAAAAATGAGTTTAAACCACTCGGACGAATCAATAACGGACGTTTATCCAATTGAAAGTTGGATAGTTTTGAACCCTGAATTAGACAAAAGCAAAACGCTAATGATGGAAGACGTGCAAGCGGCCGACTTAATACTTGGTTTCAAAATTGACAACGACGATGTGTGGGAAAAGTTCATTAAAACAGGCGAGGTTGACGGTATCTCATTAGAGGCTTTTTTAGATTACGAAATAATTAACCCAATTACAAATATGAATGTAGAAGAAAAAAAATCCTTTATCAACGAGGTTATCGAGGTGGCAAAGTCGCTATTTATGATGAACGATAAAGAAAAAGAAGCAATGGCAGAAGTGCCAGAAGCCGAAGCACCAGCCGATCCGTTAGCAGAACTTCAAACTATGTATGATGCAGCGATTGCAGAAAATGCAGACCTTAAAGAAAAACTTGCAACGTTGCAGGCAAAGGACGTTGAAGATGCTGCAACATTAGAAACTATGAAATCAGAAAAGGTAAAAGCCGAAAATGATTTGGCAGTTTTTAAAGCCGAAAAATTAGCAATAATTAATTTGCCAAAACCAAAGGAATTTGCAGAAATGACTTCTTTAGAAAAATACAGAGAATCAAAAAAAAACCAATAAAAAAATAAAATACAATGGCAATAACTTATAGCCCAATAGCAATCAGAGGTGAAGCAGTTTCACCAATTATTCAAGAAATATTTTTCTTAAATAAAACCGTTGAAAGAGGTTTGGTAAATTTCGCAGACGATGTAAAAGCGTCCACAATTATTACCGAAACAGCCGTTAACGTTGTGGGTCAAGCCTATACAGGCGAAAGATTAGGTTCGTTAGGTGGACCTGTATTAAAGGACAGAGTGGCTAATCCAAAAAAGATTGAGTATAAATATACTTTCAAAATGGAAGCTTTGAGACAATCTCGATTTAACCGCGATATGGCTCAAGGCGCATTGAACATTGACAGCTCAGAGTTTAACACTCAAGTACTACAATTGACCGCACCAAAGACTTCACAAGATGCACAATTAAAATTCTGGTCAGCATTTTCTGCAGGCGCTCAAGCATCAATTGCGGGATTAACAGCAGGTGCTGGACAAGGTTCAATTACAGCAGCAGCAAAAGCAGCAGCAGCAGGATACACAGCTGATCCAGCAGGTGTAGACGGTGTATTGTCAAGAGTTTTATACGACGAAACGGCTTTAGGAGCGTATATTAAAGTAACAGGAACAACTGTAACGGCTGCAAACATAGCCGCTGAATATGCTAAAATTTTCGCAGCCGTAAAGCCAGAAAGCTTCGAAGCTGCGGAATTGCCAGTTATGTATGCCCCTTATGCACACAGACAATTAATCTTAACTGCAAACAATGCAGTTGGAGCGGCACAACAAGTAAACTTCTTAGTTACTGGTGCTGGAGCAGCAGAAGTAATTTCATACAACGGAGTAGTAATTGAGTTCGTGCCAATTCCAACAGGATTTGTATATGTAAACCGACCTTCTGTAATTTACTTTTCAACAGATTCAACGGCTGATGTAGCATCTTTTGAGACTGGAAAAGTTGACAATGATAGTGATGTAATGTTTGTAAGAACTATTTACACTTTAGATGCAACAGTAATGTCTCAAGCCGATGGAGTTCTTTACGGAGGATAATTAAATAACTAGGGGTATGAAAATTACCCCTTTTTTAAACTAAAAACATATGTGTGTTACATTAGGAGGTTCACGTAAATTAGCGTGCATAAGCGGACAAGCTGGAATAGACGCGGTATCAATTGGGGTGTTTAATTCGCTTACAAAAGTGGCTACAACCGCTACTGGAGTAGTTGAGATTGCTACATCATTTGGTGCTGCAACTTTAGCGAGATTTGAAGTAAAATCTACGACCGCAAATTATGTGGAAAATGGAATTTCAGGGGGCGATAATAGAAGCAAAGGAGTAACGGGAAATTTACCTATTATATTAAACGTTCCAAAATCGGACGGAGTAAAAACCGTTAGCGATGTTAAGAAATTACTTGACGGAGAGGTGGTTTTATTTCTTGAGAGAAAAGACGGAACAGTAACGGTTGCAGGTTCGCAAAACGGAGCAATGGCAATTACTATTGACGATCAAACGGGCGGAACTATTGGAGATTTAAACGGGTTTACCGTTACTTTTCAAACGATGGAGCCAGATTTTTCAAGAGAATATTTATTGACTGCACCAGCTTTAGTAAAATATGCAGCGGCTTTGAAGGCAGTAGTTTAATTCTATAATACTAAACAGAAAGCCGTATTATTTACGGCTTTTTTTATACCAAAAAACAAAATGAAAGTACTTTTTTTAAATACGCCTTTAGTTTTTTCATTGATTCCTAGAATTTATCCACTTGAAAGTGATATTTTAACTTTGACTTTGCGAAAAGAAACAGGAAGTACAACTTTTACGCCTGCATTTACTTTTACGGTAGGTCAAAAGTTAGAAATTACAATCACAACGCAACCCGCACAATTTAAGATTTTAGATAAATTTGAATTTGAATTAAAAAAGGGAAACGATATTATTTATTTAGGAAAAATACAGATTTTAAAAGAGGGAACGAACATTCAAAATTTTAATTATGCCGAACAAAACGAACGATTTACCTACAAATAAAGGATTGCAAACTTTTACTTTTGAAAATAAAGTCGAAAAATTTAGCGTTTACCAACCGATTGACATAAAGCCAAGAGTTGGCATTGACTATATTCTTAATAGCAAAAATAACACAAACAACGCTAATTATATAACTTATAAAGATGCGTACGAAGATAGTCCTACAAACAGCTCAATATTAAACGACATTCGTACTTATATGTACGGGGAAGGCTTAATAGACGAAGGCGTTGGTAAAGTTAACCTTAGACAATATATGTCTGCTGAAGACGTACTTTTGACGTGCAAAGACGATGGAATTTATGGAGGTTTTGCCGTGCAAGTTATTTGGAACGAGCAAACAAAAAAACCTCTAAAAATAAAATACATTCCGATTTATAAGTTAGGAATAAGATACAATCAATTATCATTAGAAGTTGAGGGATATTGGTTCAGTTACGATTGGGACAATAAACAAAGATACAGGCCCGAATTTTATCCAAGATTTACGGGTCAATATACGGAAGGTCAAAATTTGGAGATACTTTTAGTTAGACAGCCAACGTCCGAACCGTTTTTTGCTGTGCCAGATTATTTTTCTTGCATTCCTTTTGCAAAATTTGAGGGTGGAGTTGGAAATTATGCTGCTAATTATATTGAAAATTCCGCTCACGATGTTGTCATCGTGAACTATAACCAAGGACGGCAAAGCACACCAGAATTAGCAAGGAGCGAAGCCGAAAAGGTACGGGATAGAGTTTCAGGAACAAAGAACACTGCAAAAGTAATTGTTTCGTTTAATGATAGCATAGAGGAATCCGTTACATTTGACAAAATACCACCTTCAAATTTAAGTGAAAACATTACTTTTTTTACCGAAGAAGCCGAGAAAAAAATAAAAACAGCCCACGGAATGCCGAACATATTATTTAGCGGAAACAATCAAGGCGGGGGATTTTCAAATAATGCCGATGAATATTCTATGGCATTAAAGATATTTTATCGCAAAAAGATTAATCCACGACGTCAAAATTGGGTTGATGGAATTAAGCAAATAACTGACTTAATAGACGGGGAAATTATGCCTTGGTTTAAGGATTTTGAAGAAGAAACAGAACTAGATAAAACACAAACGATATGAAAATTTGGTTAACAGAGAATGATATACCAGCATTGACAAGCTTTGCTGGTAACATTGATACAGATGCATTAAAACCATTTATAGTAATTGCGCAAACAAACGATATTTTACCAATTTTAGGCGTAGATTTGTACAATAAAATTAATGCAGATATTGAAAATAATACTTTGTCGGGTATTTATTTGGAATTTTATGATAAATACATAATATTTATGCTGGCTTATTTTAGTTGTAGTCATTATATTGCAATCAACACAAGCCAAATAAGCCAAAATGGAATTATAAAACCAGAACAAAGGACAGATTTAAGCGAAATAAACAGACTTTCAGCGCTTTACAATCAATTGGGAAACAATGTGTTTTTACAATTTAAGGAATTTATTAGGTTAAATCCCGTTCAAGAGTACAAAGTAGAGCAGGTAACAAGAGAAACTAATGTAATTCAATTTTATTAATTATGGCACAAGAAAATTTCAACGTATCAGAGCCTAACGATGGATTGGGAGATAAATTAAGGGCTGCATTTATAAAAGTGCAATCTAATTTTACCGATTTATTCACAAATAAAGTAGACAAAGAAATTGGAAAGGGATTAAGCTCTGAAAATTATACAACAATTGAAAAAGATAAACTATCTAATATTGAACCTTTTGCAGAAGTAAATGTGCAAGCAGATATGGCTCAAAACGATGAAACAGCAGATGACTTTATAAAGAATAAACTATCGA